ACTCTCCAACCGAAACAATCAAAGGTATGCGCTGTGGAAACTGTGCGGCCTTTATCCAAACTCCTAAAATGATGGCCTGTATTGAAGGCGGTCTTGAAAAGGATGAAGGAGAAGGAGAATTATCTTATGACCAGAATTTCATTAAAGCCGCTGATCTCGGCTATTGCGACTTATTTCAGTTTACTTGTGCTGCCGCCCGTACTTGCGATGCGTGGAAAGGTGGCGGCCCTATTACTAAGGAGAAACCATGAAAATGACAAAACCAAAACAACCCCCTAAAGGTATGCCCATTGCAATTATGATTGCTGTTGGCAAGCCTAAGACTCGTCCTATGCCTATGCGTGGCGAGCGCACTGCTAAGAACATGACTAAAAAAATGGGTCGTGGAAAATGAAAAAGACTAAAGCAGAAACCAAGATTTCCAAGGTTATGCGTGAATATGGTGTGGGTAAACTGCACTCTGGGTCTAAGAAAGGCCCAGAAGTTACTTCTAAAAAGCAAGCCATTGCTATTGCCTTATCAGAGGCGGGAATGAGCAAACCTATGAAGAAGAAAAAATGAAACAAGGTCTTTACGCTAATATCAATGCCAAACAAGAACGCATCAAAGCGGGTTCTAAGGAAAAGATGCGTAAGGTTGGTTCTAAAGGCGCTCCTACTGAGGCGGCTTTTAAGGCTGCGGCTAAGACCGCAAAGAAGAAATGAAAACTCCCGCTTGGCAAAGAAAAGAAGGTAAATCTGCTTCTGGGGGCTTGAATGCCAAGGGAAGAGCATCGTATAATGCAGAAACAGGTGGCAATTTAAAACCACCAGTCAAGTCGGGAGATAACCCTCGTAGGGCATCCTTTTTAGCACGAATGGGCAATATGCCTGGCGCTGAGATGAAAGATGGAAAGCCTACCCGACTTTTACTTTCTCTTAGAGCTTGGGGCGCAACGTCCAAGGAAGACGCTAAAGCTAAGGCTAAAGCGATCTCTAAGAGGAATATGAAGTGAGACCAGTATCTATCAGTAAGAATTTAACTGCTAATACGGCTACTACGCTGTATACAGTACCTACTGGATACTATGCAAGGTGCGTCTTAATTCACGCTTGTAACACAACTCCAAGCAAACACATTTCATTTAGTTGGTATGACGCAAGTACTGCTACATCAACTTTAATTGTTAGCGAACAAGTTTTATCAGCAAGAACAACATTAACGCTTATTTCAGACACACAATATTTTGTGATGGAGGAAGGCGATTATATAACTGCTACTTCTGAAGCGGGAGCAACAATGTCTGTACTTGCAACATTTGAAATTGAAGGGTCACAGAGAACATGACTTACTTAGAACTTGTTAACGATGTGTTAGTTCGCTTGCGTGAAAGCACAGTATCTACTGTTGGCGAAACAACCTATTCTTCTTTGATTGGCAAGTTTGTCAATGATGCAAAGCGTCAGATTGAAGATACATACACTTGGAACGTCTTAAATCAGACAGTAACAGTTACGACTGCTGCCAATACAAGTTCATACTCTTTAACTGGTACTGGTCAGAAGTTTCGTATTGCTGAAGCCCTTAATACTACAAGCAATATTATATTGAGCAACATTGCAGTTTCAGACATGAATCGCAAGTTAAGTTTTGGTACGCCAGCTACAGGCATTCCTGCTCAATATTGCTTCAATGGCGCAGATTCTAGTGGCGATACAAAAGTTGATTTGTATCCTATTCCTTCTGGCGTATTTACTTTAAAGTTTGAAGTAACCATTCCACAAGCCAATTTGACTTCTGACAGCACTTCAGTCAAGGTTTTGGACTATTTGGTGACTCAGAGTGCCTATGCTCGTGCTTTGATTGAGCGTGGTGAAGATGGTGGTACAAACTCTTCCGAGGCTTATGCTCTGTTTAAAGGGATGCTCTCTGACGCTATTGCGATGGAAAGCACTCGTTATCCTGAAGACAACTTTGTGGCGATCTAATGGCGGCACAACTACAAACATACAGTCTCTCAGCACCAGGCTTTTATGGCCTGAATACTGAAGATTCTCCCCTTGATTTAGGGGCGGGATTTGCTTTAGTTGCGACTAACTGCATCTTGGATCAGTATGGTCGTATTGGTGCTAGAAAAGGTTGGTCAAGGGTTAACTCTTCCTCTGGTGCTTTGGGTGCTAATGATGTTGGTGTTATCCATGAATTAGTCCAGACTGACGGAACTCTTACAGTTCTATTTGCTGGCAACAACAAGATATTTAAACTTGGTGCTTCTAATGCAGTGACTGAGTTGACCTATGGTGGGGGGGGTACTGCTCCTACCATTACTGCAAATAATTGGCAAACTGCATCCTTAAATGGCATTGCTTACTTTTTCCAAACAGGTCACGATCCACTCATTTATGATCCCGCTATAAGTACAACTACTTATCGCAGAGTTTCAGAGAAGTCTGGCTATGTTGCTACAGTTCCTCAAGCCAATATCTGCTTATCGGCATTTGGTCGCTTGTGGGTAGCTAATACATCTACAGATAAGGTAACAGTTAGCTTCTCTGATCTGATTGCGGGTCATGTATGGGGGGGTGGTACTTCAGGCTCACTAGATGTTTCTCGTGTATGGCCTAATGGTGCTGATGAAGTGATGGGCTTGGCAGCTCACAATGATTTCTTGTTTATCTTTGGTAAACGACAGATTCTTGTCTATTCTGGTGCTTCCACGCCATCAACTATCGTTTTGAGCGATACAGTAGGCTCTATTGGATGTATCGCAAGAGATACGATTCAAAGCGTTGGCTCTGATGTAATTTTCTTGTCAGATTCAGGTGTTCGATCACTGATGAGGACTATTCAAGAGAAGTCTGCGCCTTTGCGAGACCTATCCAAGAATGTTCGTTTTGACCTAAATTCATCATTAGCAAGCGAAACACTCTCTAATTTGAAGTCTGTTTACTCAGAAAAAGAAGCCTTTTATCTGCTTGTTTTACCCGCTTCTTTCCAAGTTTATTGCTTCGATACTAAGCAAACTTTGCAAGATGGTGCTTCCCGTGTAACTAAGTGGGACTCTATTGCTCCTACTTGTTTACGTTCATTGCGTAATGGCGACTTGTACATTGGTAAGAATGGGTATATCGGGAAGTATGGGACTTATCTTGATGACACAGTGACGTACCGATTTGCGTACTACACAAACAATGCAGACTTGGGAAACCCTAATCAGATTTCTATTCTGAAGTCTGTAACTGCCATTGTGATTGGTGGATCAGACCAGTATTTGTCTATCAATTGGGGATTTGATTATTCTGGTGCTTATCGTGCTGAGAACGTCTATATTCCCTCACAGACAAGTTATGAGTATGGTACTGCTGAATACAATATTGCCGAGTATACAAATGGAGTGCCAATTAAGACTCTTTCTGCCAATGCTTCAGGTGCGGGAAAGATTGTCCAAACAGGGTATGAAACAACCATTAAAGGTGTTTCTTTTTCATTGCAAAAGATTGAAATTCAAGCCAAAGATGGCAAAATGGGCTAAGAGGTAAATCATGTCAAATTACACCAAAACCACTAACTTTGCATCAAAAGACAACCTTTCACCTGGCAATCCTCTAAAGATTGTTAAGGGTACTGAGATTGATACAGAGTTCAACAACATTCAGACGGCTGTTGGCACAAAGACAGACAACTCTGCTGCTGCCATCACTGGTGGAACAATCACTGGCATCACCGATCTTGCGGTTGCTGATGGAGGTACTGGTGCTTCTACTGCGGCAGGTGGTTTAAACAACCTATTACCTAGCCAAACAGGTAACGCAAACAAGTACCTCCAAACTGATGGTACTAACGCTACTTGGGATGCAGTAAGCCTTTCAACTTCTGATATTACTGGTACTTTGGCTGTAGCTAACGGAGGAACTGGTGTAACTACCTCAACGGGCACTGGTAATGTAGTGTTGTCAAACTCGCCAACACTTGTGACTCCCGCATTGGGAACGCCCTCTGCACTTGTTGGCACAAACATCACAGGAACGGCATCTGGCTTAACTGCTGGCAATGTTACGACAAACGCTAACTTAACAGGTGGCGTAACCTCAGTTGGTAATGCCGCCACAGTTGTAACTAACGCCAATTTAACAGGCGCAGTGACTTCTGTTGGCAATGCAACGTCTTTGGGATCGTTTACATCTGCAAACTTACTTGCGGCATTAACTGATGAAACTGGAACTGGCTCTGCTGTATTTGCAACATCACCAACTCTAGTTACTCCAGTTCTAGGAACACCCGCTAGTGCCACTTTAACCAATGCTACTGGCCTTCCTATCAGCACTGGTATTTCTGGTCTTGGAACAGGCGTAGCAACCTTTCTAGGAACTCCATCAAGTGCTAACTTACTTGCGGCTGTTTCTGATGAGACAGGTACAGGGGCTTTGGTCTTTGCTACCTCACCTACATTGGTGACTCCTGCTCTTGGCACACCCGCTAGTGGCGTTGCAACCAACTTAACTGGCTTGCCATTGTCAACAGGTGTGACAGGTACTCTGCCAGTTTTGAATGGCGGTACTGGTGTAACCACTTCCACAGGTTCTGGCAACAATGTTTTGTCAACAAGCCCAACACTTGTAACTCCTATCTTGGGTACACCAACAAGTGCCACATTGACAAATGCAACTGGTTTGCCTTTGTCTACTGGCGTAACAGGAACACTTCCTGTTGCCAATGGTGGTACAGGCCAGACTTCTTACACAGATGGGCAATTGTTGATCGGTAATTCTACTGGTAACACTCTGACCAAAGCCACTTTGACTGCTGGTTCAAACGTCACGATTACCAATAGCGCAGGCGGGATTACTATTGCATCTTCTGGTGGTAGCACAACTCCAGGTGGTTCTACAACTCAAGTTCAATATAACAATGCAGGTGCATTTGGTGGCATCACAGGTGCGACTACTAACGGCACAGCATTGACTCTTGTTGCTCCTATATTGGGAACTCCTGCTAGTGCAACTCTGACTAATGCAACAGGACTGCCTTTGTCTACTGGCGTAACAGGAACTTTGCCAGTAGCCAATGGTGGAACAGGTCAAACCACATACACCGATGGTCAACTGTTAATTGGTAACAGCACAGGCAACACGCTGACCAAGGCGACATTGACTGCGGGAACAAACGTCACGATTACCAATGCTGCGGGTGCAATTACGATTGCGGCTACTGGTGGTGGTGGCTCTGGTGACGTAGTTGGCCCATCTTCTGCAACGGCTAATGGTATTGCTCTGTTTAATAGCACAACAGGTAAGTTAATTAAAGACAGTTCAGCTTCCGATGGTTTGATTTATGGTCTAACTGTAGGCCGTGGTGTAGGTGCTGTGGCTTCCAATATGGCTGTGGGTGTTAGTGCTTTGGGCGGTGGGTCGCAAACTGGTATTCAAAATACAGCGGTAGGTTATCAAGCATTGTCTGCCAATACATCAGGCGGTTACAACACGGCTTTTGGTTATACAGCAATGAGAGATAACACAACTGGCGAACAAAATGTAGCTTTGGGTCGTGAAGCACTTCAACAAAATACTACTGGTATTTATAATACGGCATGTGGTATGTCGGCATTAAGAGTTAACTTAAATGGGTCAAATAATACTTCTTTAGGATTTCAATCTCTCCAATCCAACAGCTCAGGCACAGGCAACACAGCAGTAGGTTATCAAGCGCTTGCCTCTAACACGACAGCCCAACAAAACGTGGCTTACGGCTATCAAGCCATGTATACAAACAGCACAGGAACTTACAACACTTGCGTGGGATATACCGCTGGATATGGTTTAACATCAAATCAAGCGTGTACCTTATTAGGTTATAACGCTGGTTCTTCCGTAACAACTAATGGAAATCGGAATACTTTTGTAGGATACAGAGCTGGTGAATATTCTATTGCAACAACTTCTGGTGATTCAAATATTTATGTTGGTTCGCTTGTAAGAGGCTCTGCCGCAACCAATACAAAAGAAGTTGTAATTGGAGAGGATACTGTTGGCAAAGGTTCTAATACTGCTTACATCAATGCAAATGGTGGTGGTACTTACAATGGTGCTAACACTACAACGTGGGCTACAACTTCTGACGAACGCCTAAAGAAAAACATTGTTGACAACAACGATGGGTTGGACAAAATAAATTCTATTCGTGTTCGCAACTTTGAATATCGTGTTGCAGAAGAAGTCACAGAATTGCCAACGCATAGCGTAATAAATAAAGCGGGCGTTCAACTTGGCGTGATTGCTCAAGAATTTCAAGCTGTTTTGCCTGACTGCGTTAAACAAGAATCTACTGGCGTTTTAACTGTTAATTCAGATAATTTAGTCTGGTATTTAGTTAATGCTGTCAAACAACTTAAAGCAGAAATTGACGAATTGAAAGGTAATGTATGACCACTTTTGTAACAACAATTACAGCAATGTATACATTGCAACAGCCTGACCCTAATTATGTGGTCAATGCGCTTTGGCGAGTAACTGGTGTAAATGGTCAATACACAGCCACCTCTGATGGTAATACTACTTTTGACTCTAGCCAACAACAAGGCGCAGTAATTCCTTACGCTGATTTAACTGAAGAAACTGTAATTGGATGGATTTCTCCTAAAGCTATTGCAAGCGCACAAGCCTGTGTGCAAGGTCAAATCGACAGCATGATTACACCGCCTATCAGCCCACAAAACACAGCATTGCCTTGGTCGGCATAAAGAAGAGGAATAAATATCATGGCATACACGCAAGAACAAATCAATGCGGCTTTAGCAGCTGAGTTAGCGGCTCGTCCGACTACATCTGCCTATGATTTGGCTAACTATGCCATGCAGACTTATGGCATTACACCAGCTCAAATTGACAGAGCATATCAATCATTAAATGTTAGTGCTTTGCCAGAAACTATTGATTACGCAACTAATTATGGTGGTGCGCCAGTAGGTAGTTTTAAAGCAGAAGGTACAACTGGATATACAGGCCCATCACATAAAGTTACAGACCCTACAACTGGAAAACAAGTAGAGTTAATTTATAGTGCGCCTGGATTTAATCCTACCGATCCAACTACGCTGAGATACCTTGGTGAGCAAAACTGGCGTGATCCCAATAGTTATGGTGGTACTTGGTATAACACTTTTGCAACTCCCGCACAAAGAGCACAAGCAGATGCTTTATGGTCTGCTGATTGGAAGAAGCTAAACGCACAAGATATTGCTAATGAAATTCCAGGTGCTGTTGCAAGTGGAATGATGCCTAAAACTGGTGCTGAAGCAATGAAAATTGTGAGTGCGGCTCAGACTGCTGCGGCAACAAAAACTGGCTTGCTTAGTGGTCAAGCAGTACAAGCAGATATTCCTGCAACTCAGCAAACTGCTCTTGTAACTCAACCTGGACCTCAAGGACAAACAGACGCAGGAACTACTCGACAAGCAATGGCGCAAACTATGGAAAACATTGGAGTAAAAAAGACGTATACAGATGCCGAGATGAAGCAAGCGTTGAGAGACCTTAGCTATCTTGAACCCAATGCGTCAGTCAAAGATATTATTTCTGCGGCAGCAACCTATGGAATCAGCAAAGACAAAGTTGTTGAACACATAAGTTCTTTTACCTATACGGCTGACAATGTAAATAAGTTAGCTAAACAAATATTGGCTCAGAACACAACTGGCACTTGGAAGGGTGATGTTAAGCCTGACCAAGCGGCTCGTTACATGGCTGATGATCTTGCTAAGAGTGGTATCACAGATATTTCACAAGTTGGCAAAGGTGCTGATGGAATCATCAATACTGAAACTGGTGCAAAACTTATCTCGGGCTATGGTGAAAGAACAAAGGGAAATCTTTGGTCTGGATCATACGAAGGCAAAGGAAATACTGGTTTTGGAGTGCAATTTACTGAAGCAGGTAAACCAATCTTTTACACAGAAGGTGCATCTTCTAGCACGCTGAAAAAAGACCTAATTAAAGCGGCACTTGTTGCGGGTGCAGTTGTTGGTATTGTTGGCCCTGAAGCACTTTCTGGAATATTTGGTACGGGTGCTTCTGCTCTTACGGCTACAGAAGCGGCAGGGCTTGGCTTGACTGCTACAGAAGCGGCAGGTTTAGGATTTACTGCGGCAGAACTAACAACAGCAGGTTACACAGCAGCAGAAATAGCGGGTGCAACTACTGTTGCGGCTGGTGCTACTGCGGCTGAAATTGCTGCGGCTAAAGCTACTGCTGATGCGGCTGCTGCGGCTGCGGCTACTACTGCAACAGGTCTTACTGCCTCACAACTTGCTACTGCGGCTAAGTTGGGTTTAACTGCGGCTCAGTTCTCTGGTTTGCTCACATCTGGTGGACAGACTATTGCTGGTCTAATGCAACAGCAGACTTCTAAAGAAGCGGCTGATAAAGCAAGGGCGATGATTGATGCTGAAACCGCTGCAGCTAAAGCATCTGCGGCTTTCCGTCCAGTAGGAATGACTACTCGTTTTGGTACTTCTGAGTTCAAGATTGATCCAGTAACAGGTCAATTAACAAGTGCAGGATATACAGCAAGCCCAGGTGTTTTAGAAGCGCAGAATCGTTTAGTTGCTTTGGGAAATCAAGGTTTGGCACAAGCTGAAGGTGCTCAAGCTCAATTTGCACCTTTACAAACAGGTGCTCAGAGTTTGTTTAACTTAGGTAATAAATATATTGCTCAATCTCCTGAAGATGTTGCTAAAAATTATCTCAGCCAACAAATGGCTTTGCTACAACCTGGTCGTGAGTTGGAATTAGCTAATCTGCAAAACAAACTACAACAACAAGGTCGTGGTGGTTTGGCGGTTGCTCAAGGCGGTACTTTAGGTGCAACTACTCCTGAGCTACAGGCTTTGTATAACGCTCGTGCTACTCAAGAAGCTCAGTTGGCGGCACAAGCTCAACAGGCGGGTCAACAACAAGTTGCATTTGGTGCGGGATTACTTGGCACTGGAGCACAAACTATGGGTCAGTATTACGCAGGTCAACAAGCTGCTTATGCGCCTTATACAACTGCATTGGGTCAATTTACAAACTTAGAACAATTGGCACAACAACCTTTGACAATGGCTGCTGGTCTTGCTCAACAAAGTGCTGCGGCAGGTGCAAATGTTGGTAAATTAGGCTTAACTGGTGCAGGTCAGAGCGTAGAGTTGGCAACAGGAAAAGCCGCTACTACTAATCCATATTCAACAGCATTGGCGGGTATAACTTCTAATCCATTGTTTGCCAAAGCATTAGAAAGTTTAACTCCATCTGAGGCTCAATCACTGTTTAGTCAGACTGCTTTAGGTCAATCAGGATTTGGAACTGGTTTAGCTTATGGCAACCAAGACCTTGGCCTATTTTTATAAGGATTCATCATGGCAGACAATATCGTAGCGGGTTTATTTGGACTAAACCCACAAATGTATGGTGAACAACAACGTGTAAATGCACTGCAAGAAGGTATTTCACTTGCTCAACTAGACCCCGCCTCTCGTGGTGCGGCTATGACCTATGCTGGTGCTAAAGGTCTTGGTGGTGCTTTTGCCAATGCTTTGGGTGTACAAGACCCACAATTACAGATGATTAGTGCCAGAAGCGCAATTCTCAAACAAGTTGACCAAACTAATCCTGAATCACTTTTAAAAGGTGCTCAGATGTTGGCGCAATCAGGTGACCAACAAGGTGCTATGGCTCTTGCAGAATATGCTCGTAAAGCACAAAGTGAAGTGGCTTTGACACAACAACGTATGGCTGAAAAGATGACTCCAGAGCAACGAAATGCTTTGGCATTTGCTGGAAGTGTTGCTGAAAAAGGAACTCCTCAATTTAATCAAACTTATCAAAAGACTTTATCTGAATTGATAAGCAAAGAAAAACCAGAATTAACTTCTCCTGAAATGAAGAATGCTAAAGCAATAGCTCTTCAGGAAGGCCCAGAAGGTTCGCCCGCTTATAACGCTAAATACGCTTCTGAACTGCAACGTCTGACAACTAAAGCAGAGGGTCGTCCTTTGATTAAGGAAATTGGTGTAGCGGCAAATACTCGTGAGCCTGTTTATACATATCAAGAAGGTAATAATGCTCCTCAACAGATAACTTATAAGACTGTTGATGGTAAACAAGTGATGGTTCCATATACGGGTGGTGTTGACAGAACAACTGCCAAAACTACTGTTACTGTTGATGCTAAAGGACAAGAGGCTTTTACTGTCGAACTAGCTAAAGATGATGCAAAAGAAGTTAAAAATGCACGAGGAATACGTGATGCAGCAATTAGTGAACTAGGTACTTTGCAAAAGATGCAAGAACTTAATCAACAACAGTTAATGTCGGGTTCTTTTGCTACAGGTCGTGTTGGTGCATTGAATTTGCTAAACACATTAGGCATGACAAGTAGTACAGATACCAATAAACTTGCCAATTCAGAACAATACACAAAAGTTAGTGGTGATTTACTGTTAGATAAAATTAAGAAACTTGGAACCAATCCATCCAATACAGACAGAGAGTTTATTGCTAAGATTGTTCCGCAACTTGAAAATAGTCCACAAGCCCGTCAAGAACTTGTTAATTATTTAGTTGAGAAAGCTAACAGTGTTGTTTCAGAAACAAGTCGATTAGATACATATGCTCGTAAAAATAAAGGACTTGAAGGTTTTGTGCCTAAAGTTCCTCTTGTTGGACAGACACCTAATCTTAGCTCCATGAGTACAGAAGACTTGTTAAAAATTGCTAAAGGACAAAAGCCATGACAACAGCAGAAGAGGCAGTAGCAGAACTTAAAAAACGTGGTGTCACAGTTTCTTCTGAGTCAATTTTAGAAGAGAAGGGCACTACTTATGATGAGTTTAAAAAAGGCACTGAAAGTTTTTTAAAAGGCTCTGCAAAAGGCATTGTTGATATTGTAGGTGGATGGGGAAATCTTTATGATTACCTAAAAGAAAGCAAAGACCCTAATGCTTTTTCTTCTACAGGAATCATGCAAGGAATTGTAAAATTAGGTGGCCCTGATTTGCAACAAGTATCAGGATATAGAGGCGCATATGAAGCGGGGCAATCTGCCGCCCCTGCTGTAGCTTTATCTGCAGCTGGATTGCCTGGATTATTTTCTCGATCAGCACTTGGGTTGGCTGGGGAGGGAGCTGTTGCCGCTGGAACTGGAATGGCTGCTCAAGCTATTGCGCCAGATAGTCCATTAGCTCAATTTGCTATTCAAGCCTCTCCTTTTGCAGTTAAAGGTGGATTAAATGCGGCTAGGGGAGCTTTTACTGCCCCAACAGGACAAGTGCCTTCAAATTTAGATGAACTGTTGCGTGTTGGTAGGATGACACCAGGTGAGGCTACAGGAAGTAGAATTCAGTTGGCTAAAGAAACTGCCGCTGAAGTTTCTCCCAAGATTGAAAATGTTGGAAACTTATTTAGACAAGCACAAGCACAAGATGTTGGTGGATTTTTAGATAGTTTGTTTAAAAAAGTAACAACACAAGCCGCAGACCCTACTACAGCCGCCAATGTTGCTATTGGTTCTTTTGATAACTATGGAAGAGCTTTATCAGGACGCTTGCGTAGTGATGCACGTGTTGACTTTAATGCCGCTAAAAAAGCTGGTGGTTTAGTATCAACTGATCCTGTTGTAAATATTATTCAAAGTGAATTAGCAGCATTACCTACTGAAATACAAGCGTTGCAACCTATGCGTTCAGCTCTTCAGAAAATCATTGATGAGTATGTAGTACCAGCTAAAGAAGCCGCTGTAGAGCCATCTAAAATTCTTGGCCCTACAGGTCAGCCAGCTTTTGTCAACATTACACCTGCTGTACCACAACAACTAACTAAGATTAGCATTGATAGACTTCAGAAAAATCTTTCTGCATGGGGTGAAGCCGCTTATTCTGGTAAAGCTGACTTTGGCAAAGGAAATATATTTGAGGGTGTAGCTCCAGGTCAAGTTAAAGGAGTGGCTATCAAAGTTCTTAGAGGATTTAAAGAATCATTAGATGATGCCGTTAATTCTGGAGTTGCAGGTGCTGATGATTTAGCAAAGGCACGTGATAAATTTAAAGTTAACTTACAAAAGATTGAAGAATATTCAAACTATCCTTTAACTAAGTATTTTGATGTTGAAACACCTACCGCACTAACACCAGAAAAAGTCATTACAAGATTATCTAATGCAACTCCCTCTGAGCGTTTATTCTTAAGTCAGGTACTTTCCAGTAGTCCTAATGGAACTATGGTACTGGATACTGTAAGAAGATCGCAACTAGAGGAACTAATTACTAAATCACAAAAAGTTGCTGCAGGAGCTGCTGAAGGATCACCAACAATAGATTTAAAAACTTTGTTGACTGAACTTAACAACAAGAAAAGTGATTTTAATTATTTATTTCCTAATGCAGTGGATAAAGCCGAGGCATCTTTAGCAATTCAGTGGCTTCAAAAAACTGCTAAAACTGCTTCAGAGGCTTCAAAAGGTTTGCAGTCTGAAGCATATGCAGCCGCTAGAGGTTTGGGTGGAACATCACAACAAGGTTTGATTGCACGTGAACTTGCATCACTGGCAGATGTAATTACAAAAGACCCAAGAGCAATGGCTGATGTTGTTTTTAATCCTGACACTGTTAAGAAGATGGCTGAAGCACAACGCACAGGAAAACTCAAAAAAGCGGCTGATTTGGCAACAATGTTAGGTGTTAGTGCGGCAAAGTTTGCTCCTCGTGTTGGCCCTATGCTTGAGACTGCTCAACCTGAAGACACATCCCAACAACCTCCAAAAATTGATTTAACAGGGATGGCTACTATTGATAGACAGCAAGCCATTGAAGAACTTAAAAATCGTGGCATTGCGGTAGAAGAGTAATGATAGACTTTGCCGAAGCATTTGTTGCGGCAGTCTGTATCACTTGCTTTGTTGTATTTTGTAGTTACATCATTGTTTGGGCGTATCCGTGAGATGGCTATTACTAATTCCATTTGTTCTGTTAGTAAATGCTAAGTCTCCATGCACAATTACAGAATTTTATGGGATTAGTTCACTTGGTGATCCAAGTCTTAGACACTCACAGTTGTCTATGTGGTTGTCAATAAATGGAGATAATTGTTCATCTGATAAATTGGTGGTTATTTGGAATAATCTAGCAATGTGGGCTGGTACTGCTGATAGCTCTGAATTAAGAGGAAAGATTCTTTACTTTTATTCTAAGGCTACAGAAAGGGAAAAGAAATGATCCCGCCAATATACAAATGGTATCCAATGGTGCAACCAGAAGGCTATCCAACTAAAACAGATGCGTTAGAACGTAGGGCAGAACGATTGACTGAAGAGTACAAGCAATCCCTAAAGATGAAGAAGGTAGAAGACAAAATTGATGATCTTGAGTTTCAGTTATACGTGAAGAAAGCAGAACGCAATCAATTAAGTCTTGAGATTTTTACTAACCGAAAATTGGACATATTTATATGAATGAAAATACTGATGTAGTAGGTAAATTAACTTACTCTGTAACCCTGATGGTAGCTTCTACTCTTTGCTTATCAGTGTTGGGAATGGTTGTCGCTTTTCTTCTAGGCTTATGGGCTAAAGAAGTTGATAATGCAGAAATCTTTGCCATGCTTCACCCTGCTTTTCAAACCATCATTGGTGGCTTTATTGGCCTTTTAGCGGGTGTCAAACTTTCACATGGTGATAGTCACCATAAATGCAAACATTGTGGAGAATAAGTATGCTTGATATTCTTTCTGGCGGTTTACTTGGTTCAATCTTTGGCGGCATCTTTAGGATGGCCCCTGAAGTCCTTAAATGGATGGACAAGAAGAATGAGCGTGAGCATGAACTCAATATGTTCAAGTTCCAGTGCGATCTTGAAGCTCAACGTGGTCAACAGAAACTCGCTGAAATAGGCGCACAAAGAGAAGCCGCAGTAGACACGGGCGTGATGAATGCCTTTCAATCAGCCATAGAACAGCAAGCAACGATGGTTAAGGCGGCAGGTGGATGGGTAGCCTCACTTTCAGCTTCTGTGCGTCCTGTGGTAACCTATTGGGTGCTTTTTGTTTGGTCATTTATCCATGTTTGGTTTGCTTGGAACGCATGGCTTGGTGGTGCTCCCGCTGTTGAAGTCTTCAAAACAATGATGACCCCAGACTTTTCTGCTTTGCTATCAGGAACTATTAACTATTGGTTTCTCGATAGAACTCTGTCTAAGCGTGGCATATGAACTTAGAGTTGGCAGCAGAACTATGTAAAAGGTTTGAGGGCTTTCGTTCTAAGCCCTACCTTTGCCCTGCTAACGTAGCCACGATAGGCTATGGGTCTACTTACTATGCTGACAAACGTAAAGTGACTTTAGAAGACCCTCCAATGACTCAGGAAGAGGCTAATCACCTCCTAATGATTGAGTTGGAGCATACATACTTGCCAGGTGTTCTAAGAAACTGTCCGATTCTTGCAACAGATGTAAAAAAATGTAATGCCATTGTTGACTTCGTTTATAACCTTGGAATTGGCAGACTACAAACCTCTACTCTCAAGCGAAAAATCAATGCTTCTGATTGGGAAGGTGCTCAAGAACAACTCATGTTGTGGACTAAAGGTGGCGGGAAAGTGTTGCCTGGTTTACTCAAAAGACGGGTTGCTGAGTGTTCCTTGTTAAACTAAACTGTAACAAATATCCTATAAGGTGTTGAAATGCCTAACATTCCTACACCGCAAGATGTCGTACACTTCGCACAATGTGTCAAAAAGTGGCAACAAGTGCTTAGTCTTGGTGATTGGCGTATAGAGAAAGGAAGCAAACCCGCAAAGGCGGCTATGGCTTCTGTGGAGTTCAATGCTTCAGCTCGATTGGCTACTTATAGGTTAGGAGACTTTGGTGCTGAGAAGATAACACCTGAATCTCTGGATCAGACTGCTTTGCATGAGTTGCTTCATGTATTTCTGCACGATTTAATGACTGTGGCTCAAGACCCTAAATCATCTCAGGATGAAGTGGAAATGCAAGAGCACAGAGTCATTAACCTTCTAGAAAAGTTATTGTCTAAGGGTTCTCATGGTATCAACTAATGGTCTTAATTCGTGTACGGATGAGCAATTCATAGAACTCTGGGATAAGTATCAATCTGTTACAAAAGTAGCAAAAATACTAGGTATAACTGAGAGAGCAGTTAACTACCGAAGACGCAGTATGGAAGAAACGCATAAGCTCAATTTACCAGCAAGTGATTCTAGAAGTGCCAAATATGATTCCAACAGACCAAAATCCTTCTCTCCGTTAAAACAGATAAATCTTGGCATACTGGATGGGACTGTGATTGTATTCTCAGATGCCCACTTCATCCCAAGTCAGCGTACAACAGCTTTTAAAGGGCTTCTATGGGCTATAGAACAGTTCAAACCCAAGGCAGTGATATGTAACGGGGATGCGTTTGATGGAGCGTCTATATCACGCCACGATGTAACTGACCAACCACAGACTTCTGTTATCCAAGAGTTAAAGGCTTGTCAGGGTGCGCTAGGTGAGATTGAGGAAGTTGCTAAAGCTGCCAGACACAATGTAAAGCTCCTATTTACATGGGGCAATCACGATATTCGGTTTGGCAATCGTTTAGCGCAACACGCACCACAATTTAAAGAAGTTCAGGGCTTTAAGCTGACAGACCATATCCCAGATTGGGACTTCTGTTGGGCAGTATGGCCTACTGATAAGGTCATCATCAAGCACCGATATAAGGGTGGAATCCATGCCACACACAACAATACTGTCCAAGCGGGCGTTTCGGTGGTTACGGGGCATCTGCACAGCTTAAAAGTTACACCATTCTCTGACTACAACGGATGTAGATACGGAGTAGATACAGGAACTTTGGCTGAGACTGATGGGCCACAATTTACCTATGCTGAGATAAATCCAAGTAACCACAGATCGGGCTTTGCAGTGTTAAACTTCTTCAATGGTCAGCTTTTATGGCCTGAACTCGTCCATAAATTTGATGAAGATCAGATTGAATTCAGAGGTGAAGTGATTGATGTAGGTGCATTTTGAGTGCTTGGCTAATCATTCTTACAGGGGCAATCTATGCCTATATTGCTGGTGAACAGCTTTGGAAAGATAACCCACACATGGCTATTGTGTACGCAGGGTACGCCTTTAGCAATGTGGGGCTTTATCTGTTGGCAAAGTAGCTTATTCGCTATCGTCTAAACCAGCAGCAATTACTTCCTCTGCTGCATCATCTTCAAATTCATCCTCATCACAGTCAATTGCTTCATAGTCAACTGACCAATCATTCTCCTCTTGGAACTCGATAAATTCTTGAATGATTTGAATCTTCTCGAAGTCATGGGTTTCAACTGTAATCTTCTCACTGCCTATCCAACCAAATTCCATTTCAAATTTCATGATATTCTCCTGAAGCAACCGATTGTTGCAATGAAATACTAGGCTTAATTTGTGTCAGTCAAGTGTCTTCTGGAACACTCCGTTAGGCAATAGTATGCCCTTCCGATTCTTAATCTGATCGTACGCAACTTCCATGCAGTCTACCAGATTGATATCTTGCAAAGCGCAGTAGTTAATAAGGCAGACCATGACATCACCAACAGAATCCACAATAGCTTCTTTGTCCTTTTTGATGGTGGCATCTGCTAGTTCTCCTATTTCAGAAACTGCTTTTAGTAACTGAGACTCTGGGTTGCTATTAGGAATAATCTTTCGAGCTTCTGCCCATTGGATTATCTTTATTTCAATATCAGCGTAACTCATTTTTATCCCTTAAAGTATTTTCAATTTGACTAAGAGTATCGTGGTCAACAAAAGAGCAAAAGTAAACAAACTCTTCTTCTGTCAGCCCTTCCCATTCATGCTCTTCTGCTTCTAGTGCGGCTTTAATGGCAATAGTTGCTTCAAATGCCTGTTTATCAGAAACACTAAAATCTTTTAACGCCCCAAGTGCAAGACGTAATGCTTTATCTTTACTCATCTAACTCTCCTTAATTCCATTACTTTCTCGGGTGGTGGTGGTAGCATCTTCTCGCTTGGTGGATTCCATCCATGCTTTCTCCATAGTGCTTGGACATCTGATCCTGATTCCCATTTAAAGTCTTTCATGGGAACAGATGGATAGCTAATCTTGGAATGTGGTGGTAGTTCAATCATAGTGCTCTCATGATTCGTTGATTTCTGCCAAACTTGCCACGTTTGACACCCGAAACTTCAATAAATCCCTTATCTAACAAAGCACGATACCTTGCCGTTATTGAGGAATATGGGTAGTTTGGGAACATACCAAGGATGTCGTCTGAGATACATCCATCTGGGAAGCCTTTAATGGCCTCATAGACCATTGTTTCTAGCTTGGTGGTATCAACTGCTTGAGCCGCCTGATGGCTCGTTGTGGGGTCTTCTCTTCTAGCCAGTTTAAACGCTGGCGTACCAAAGAATCTTTCCATCGACTGTTTCATGTTGCCAAAAATATCATTCATTTATTAACTCCTATTAGGTGGGGCTACGGCTGCTCGTCTGCAAGCTCGGAAACTCTTTGCACAGCTTTCGCCCCGTGGTTATATTAACTCAAAAAGGCAAATCCGACTCATCAAATTTAGGCTTTGGTGGTGCTCTCAGTGGTGCTTCATCCTTTGGAGACAGAGCTAAACCCATGAACTTACCGCCTTTACCCTCTTTGATCCATGCTGATAGCCAGTAATCCTTGCCATCAACAGTTAGATTTCCTTTGTAATCAGGGTGTTTTTCTGATTCCTTTTTGTCGTTTTTGAACAACACACCTGAGTTATCACGCTTTTCCATTTAGATTTCCTTTGCTTTCTTTAACGCTGCACGCACTTTACTAGGAAGGAGTGTCCATAGAGCCACTTTTTGTTCTGAATCTAGGTTCTCTCCCTCCAACTTATCCCAAGCTGCCTTGGGGTCACCTTGCTCACAAGTAGCAATCAATTCAACTGCCATCTCTTGCAAATACTGCACCTCATCTGGTGGAATGTTATCCATTGCGCCCTGAGTAGGTGTAATCACTACTGTTTTGCCCTCTTCAGGTAAGTCTTCACCGCTATACAAATACATCCCGAGTCCGTGTAATGCCAGGGCTTTTGTCATGCAACGCATGATGGCAGTGTTAATTGCAAAAGCATCAGGGTTTGGGATGGCCTTGTTTCTGTAGTCCATCACAGGTAATTGACAAGTCATTGGTTTGCCAAACATGGTAGCGGTAACGAAAACCATTGCCGTACCATTGATGTCCATAAAACACTTATCTCCAAACATCTCTACCTTGTAGGTGGCAGTAGGATCAGCTCTTAAAGCCTCTGCCCATGCCCAAGCCCATGATAGGTAGGACAAGCCATTTTTCTTCTCAACGTGTTCGTTGACATTCTTTTTTAGTAATGCTTCTATTGACATATTAACTCCTTTGATTTTCATCTAACTCTTGTTGAATAATCTCTTTTTGTTGTTCAGGATATAAATCCTTAAACTCGATAAAGTCTGCTTCTTGGCAGCAAACTATTTTATTTCCCTTAATTGTCAAACAGTAAGGGCAGTAGTAGATGTCTGAGAAATGTTCAGAATACTGTACAAATACTGATTTCATGTGAGACTATCAAAAGCCATTTCCCACAGAACATCACCCGCCAGATCGGTGAGCTTGTTCAACTCATCCTCTGTCAATCTTGTTCCATCTTCGTAACATCCATCTGAGAAGTAGGCATCAGAGAAGTCTGGATAATCTCTGCTATCTACTCCATCTACTTCTAGGTCTACAACCTTTTTTCCATTAAGAATCGGCATTATTCGCCCCTTGCTTTGAGCATCATGTCGGCAATCATGTAAGCCTCTTGAGCCATGAGATCGGTGTGAACAAATAAAGTTCCAATGTCACCTCCTTCTTCATAGTCCATTTCAAAACCATCTTCAGTTACATATTGTTGCGCCCTCTCCATTGCCATCAGGCCAACCATAGCCTTGGCAGCAAAGTAGTCACGCAAGGTCATGCCTTGACTTTTGGCAATTGAAATCGCTGAAACAACTCGATCATTGCATTGTGGAAACGCTTTTTCATTCATATTCACTCCTATTTGTTTATCAAAATGTGGGGTTTTTGTTGCCCACACCACTAATGTGCCACATAGATTCCTGAATTTACATAGGGGTTTTCCCTAATTTACGCAACTTTTTTATCATGCTAGGCTACTCGTATGAACATCGAAAAAATTGAACTCCAATGTGCTGAAACCTTGCTTGCTTATGCAGAGTCAATGGCTGAGGCTTATACCAACCAACCAGAGGACACAGAGGCTACTTTGACCGCTTTAATTGGCAGAACACTAGAACTACATCTGAACCGCAAAATCAACTTGGAGAACCTTTACAAATGACCCAACAAGCAATTATCAGAGCTTTACAGAATGGATCGCTTACTGCCTATGAGATGGAGAATTTAACGGGTATCCCAAGAACTTCCATCGTTGCTGCTTGCAAAAAAATGTTTCGTAAGAAAGAGCTTACTGTTGAGAAAGTTAAGGTAAATCGTGCTTGGGTCTGTAGATACACCCTAGAAAACCACATGATTGAGGCTAAAAAAGCCGCCAATGATGAGCCTTATAACAAGATAAACCCCTTTGATGTACGCAATGCCAAGGGTATTTTTACAAAGGCTGAGTATGCCGTAATGAACTCTCAGGCCAGAAGGTTGTTCAATGGCAATCCTCATTTCACAAAAGAAATCACAAATAATCAATTTATCTGATATAGTATTTTGAAGCATGGATAGATAAGGGGTAGCTACCTTATCGAAAAGAGAGCCTCCCCTCCTTCCATTGTTTCTTTTTGTAAGAGGGAGGACAGAGCGAGGAAAAAATTATGCTTTTACAGCCGAAAAACTGGGCTATCTTTCAGCATTACAAAGATCGTTGCCCACCTTGGATAAAACTTCATCGTGATCTGTTAAACGACAGGTCTTATATGCGCTTGCCTATTGCTAGCAAAGCGATAGCACCTATGCTTTGGTTGCTTGCAAGTGAGTCAAAAGATGGTGTTTTTGATGGCTCACTAGATGAGCTAGTCTTTCGTTTACACATCACGCCAAAAGAATATCAAGATGGAGTCAAGCCGTTGATTGATAACGACTTTTTCATACTTGTTAGCGGAGTGCTAGCAGAACGCAAGCAAGTAGCTATCCCAGAGACAGAGACAGAGAGAGAGACAGAGAAGAAAGCAATTAGCGTTGCATCGCCTGAAGGCGTTTCTAATTCTGTTTGGCAAGAATTCAAAACTTTGAGGAAAGCCAAAAGAGCACCGATAACCCAGAGAGCCATTGATGCAATTTCAAGCGAAGCGCAAAAGATTGGATGGTCGCTAGAGAAAGCCTTGGAAGAATGTGTAGTTCGTGGTTGGCAAGCATTCAAAGCAGATTGGGTCGTCAAACCAAACCCCGCAGACATTGTGAGGCTCACAGTTCCTTCAAAGAATGAGCCTGATGCCGCTTTGGAAAAGATCAAAGCTGATGATCTGAAAGCCGCACCCATACCATTTGAGGTATTGGCAAAGATGGCAGAGTTGCGGAGAAAAGCATGAAAGTGTTGCCAATAAACAACTTTGAAGTTGAGCCTTGGTTGCTTGAAAAACACTATGCCAAGCGTATGCCACAAATAATGTTTGCTTTTGGGCTTTACAAGGATGACATTCTGGTTGGTGTCGTAACGTATGGAATTCCCGCATCACCACCACTTTGCATGGGAATATGTGGAAAAGAATACTCAGACAAAGTTTTAGAGCTAAACCGAGTCTGTTTGTTGGACAACCATAAAAACGAAGCATCATTCTTGGTTGCGAACTCAATCAAGCTATTGCCAAAACCTATGATTGTGGTTTCTTTTGCCGACACAAGCAAAGGTCATGTGGGGTACGTTTATCAAGCCACCAATTTCCTCTACACGGGTTTATCCGCAAATAGAATTGATTGGACAATCAAAGGACAAGAGCATAAACACGCTAAAACCATTGGTGATGGTCTGACCTTGGCAGAGATAAAAGAGCTTCATGGTGATGACTTTTACTATGTCGAACGATCTAGGAAACATCGTTACATCATCTTTCACGGGTCAAAGACTGACAAAAAAGTTATGCGGTCAAAACTCAAATACGAAGTTATGCCGTATCCCAAAGGCGACTCACAGAGATACGACTCTGGAACAACTGTAAAAACCCAACAACTTTTATTTGTATGAACTACTTTGAAGCAATGAGACTTTTGGACAGAGTGAAAGATGGTGTTCCTTATCCCTTACACCTGATAAACACAGCACTGGAGTTAACTGGTGACTTGGAGTAGAAGAAGCATTCAAGGCGATAGAGTAATTCTTGAGCAAGCCGAGGCCAGAGAACTCTATCGGAATTGGGAATGGGGAAAGAATCGTGATCTCATTCGTGCCAGATTAGAGAGAGCCGAGAGAATTTATGGCACTGGCGCAAGAGATCGCATAAGGGAATATATGAACCGAATCAAAGATGGGACACTTCTATGACTTTCATGGTGACTTTTAAATTGGATGTTGACCCCGTTGGTAAACAAAGAGCAAGATACGCTAGGCGAGGAAACTTTGTCCAGACTTACACCCCTGACAAAACAAGAACTTACGAATCTTTAATCAAAGAAGCCGCAACAGAAGCAATGGGAAGTTCCGAGCCACTAGAAACCCCTGTAAATCTGTATCTCTACATTCGAGCACCTATTCCAAAGTCTTACTCTAAAAAGAAAATAGCAGACTGTTTAAACGGCATTGAGAAGCCAATCAAGAAGCCTGACGCATCAAATGTGCTGAAGAGCGTAGAAGATGCGATGAATGGAGTTGTTTACATAGATGACACTCAGATCGTGAATATTCATGTAACGAAGGTTTACTCAAGTCAATCAGGAATAGATGTATGCGTAAAAGAATGCTTGGACTAAGGGTAAATCCCTATGGTATTACGCAATCAATTAAGTAAGATTTAATTTTTAACAGGAGTGAATCATGGAATCAACTTGGGAATTTGACACGACAGTAGGTGCGGGTAGCGTAATTGTTACTATTGTTTATGAGTATGAAACAGACGAAGATTCAACCTATAACGAATCTATCAAAGAAGTTTGGTTTGAGGGTCGCAATGTCATAGGGATATTCTCTGACGAACAATTCAAAGAGATGGAGTGCGAGGCGGCAATGCGCTTTCAACATCACAAACTCAACTACAAGACCGAGGATGTATGAGCAAAACGTGGCAACTAATTCTCATTGCACTAACGGCTTTTTGGGCGGGAGTGCTTTCTTTACTGAGGTTTTGGTATGACTGATTGGACTAAAGAGGAAGACGAGGCATTTAATGCCGTTGAAAAGCAAAGTAATCTTGGAAAGCAAATATTGAGAGACTTAGGCCAACCCTACCATTTCGATGTTTTTGTTTCCACCTCTCAGAGAAACCAAGTCTTAGAAGAAGTGGCAAAAGAGATCGAGAAAATGACTGTTTTTGGAAAAGACACAATTTCAAGTTTCACCATTGTCATTAGAAGCATGAAAAGGGCAGAGGGTTAACATGAATGAACCTACCAAAGCCATTCAATATCTAATTGACACTGCGCCACTTTATGCAAAGGCTAAAGCTGACAGGATGTTTTTAGAGGAGTTTCGCAAATCACGCAAATCTCAACTGGCGAGCCAAGCGGGAACAGAAGTTCTTGGCAAACAGGAAACCTTTGCTTATGCCCATGCCGACTACATTGAAATACTCGAAGGAATCAGGGAAGCCGTGGAGAGGGAGGAGCGTTTTCGTTGGCTTATGACTGCGGCACAAGCGCGCATTGAGGTATGGCGAACAGAGCAATACTCTGCCCGAATGGAAATGAAGGCCACCACTTGAACAACAAACTGAATGCAAAGGAAAGGCTACACCTTGCAAGGGTCAAGTCTTTGCCGTGTTCAGTATGCGAAGCATCAGCCCCAAGTGAAGCCCACCACTACAAACAAGGGCTTCAATATACTTGCATTGCCTTATGTGTAGATTGCCACCGCAACCCAGTGATGGGATGGCATGGGCAACGAAGGGCTTGGGCTATAAACAAGATGGACGAAATAGACGCATTGAATGAGACCATCCGCAGATTGTGCGAGGAAATGCCCATCAAAGGCTCTAAAAGCCCGTTCTAAGCGGTTTTGATGGCTTATCCATACCAACTACGCCAGACAAGAAAAAACCCTCCTAAGAGGGTCTGAGGGTTTAGCGTTTCCCGCTAAGTATTCGCAGAATTAGAGCAATACACGCATAAATCATAGATCGTTTAAACACGCTGTGTGTATATAGCTGTTCAAAATCTCAGCTTCTGGGTGATACTTTTTAAGTTCAGCCACCGCATCCTCTAAAGATTCTGCGCTTGTTTCGTCATATTCAGCGTGAACACAATCAGGATATGGGTAAAACTCAATGAGATAAGTTCTAAAAGTCATAATTTAATCCTTTTCGTTTTCGTAGGCTTTAATCATCAATTCATTGTCAATATATTGTCGAAAAATTTGATAAATTGTGTCTTCTTTTTCTCCGCTGAAAAAGTAAGAGGCATTTTGTCCACTTGTCACGCCTAAAGCGTCTTGAATGTGTCGGCAAGCCTCATGCAAAGCATTTTCTGCAAGTTCTTGAATATCTTGTTTGTTCATTTATTCTTCTCCCAAATTTTGTAACCATTTGGCATTCTGACAATGCCATGTTGATGTTTAAAACGCTTGATTGCGTCTTTTTTGTCATATCCGTGTTGAGTCCATGCACGATGAATCCATGATGGGATAAAAAAAAGATAATGTTTCATGCTTTCACCTTAAGTTGTTTAAACGATATGGATCGGGCATAGTCTGACAAATGAAACTCGTGCAATATTTGGTCTGGGTTTTTCTCTGACCAATAATAAAACCCTCGTTTAGCTCGTTTCTTGTGCGTGAATTGCAAATGGTCGAGATCACAGATTCGCTCATCAAATGATCTTGGCTTGAAGCCACTCGGAGGGTTTATCATGCTTCCACCTTTTTAATTGCTTGCTTGCTCTGTTTGATTTCTAAAAGAATAAACTCAGCCCAATTTAATGCTTCATCCTCGTTTAAAGTCCATATTGGATCGAGGCGTAGATCGCTTGCGGTTTCTTCTGCCGCCTCCCAATCTCCATGATCTCCCAAGTTATACAAGAGTCCGTCTGGGTTTAGTGCAAAGTAAATCATGCTGACACCTTGTCATAAATAGCCCATTGAGCCGTGTCGTAACCTTCTAAGTCAGGGATTGCGTTGGAGATGATTGCCTGAATAAACTTAGAAGCCAGAGAGTCCTCAAATTCTGGATGTTCGCAAGATTGATAGCGCAAGCACTGAGCCGCCTTGATCGCTTGAATAGCCGTAAGAATGGGTGCGCCTCGGTCGTAATCAATCTGCGTGGTTTCGCTCTCACCATAGCGATAATTAACGCTTTTCACGTTTTCCTCAAATAGAATCTGCGCCACGGCTTGCTCATTGCCGAAAGCGTTTAAACGCATTACTGTTGCGCCATAGGAAACGCCCACCTTATGCCTTGAGGCATACCGAACAAGAGCGTTGATGTGTGAATCGGAAACAATAAAAGCTGACATTTTGAACACCTATTAAATGATGCGACATTGCACCGAATAGACCCAACCCGTGAGCCTACCCGTTGGAATTTCACTTAACCAATATATCGAAATAAGCCAACAGACCGATACAGAGGGCAAGCCCCAACCCGATACAAGTTAACAAGTCGTAAATTATGTTTTTCATGGTGATACCTTATAAATGTCAATCATCGTATCTGGGTGAACCCATCGTTGCTTGGAGTCGGGCGCATTTTTATGGCACAAATAGACTGTGTTTTCTGATCTCTCTCGCCACGCTGATCCCACCTCATCGTAAAGCGTTGAACCATTTTTAAACGTGAATTTCCAATCATTAGGGATTGATCCATTCATCTCAAGGTCTGCAAGGTCGGTAATAGCCATTGAGCAGACTAAATATTTCCAAGTATAAGTCTGCATGATGTTTAAACGCTCTCAGTTAATTTTGTCGCCAAAGTAAGCCCGATCAGTCTCACCCATAAATCTGAAAAACAGATCAGGAAAAGCATCTTCAATTCTGGTCTTATTTGTTTTATCTGCTTTTTGCCAAGCCTCTGCCAGAGAACCCGCAAAGCCACCGCCATGTTCACGCATAGTATTTGCCGCATTGTGTAGAGCATTCCAACGGCAAGCCTGAACCATATTTTCAAAATCGTAAGTCATTTTTTACGCCTATTAAATAATGCAAAAGTGCATCTCAAGCCACTCTGTCACAATGGCTCAAGATAAACTGTTTAAACGCTCTCACCAAGCCATTGCTTACGTTGCTCTGTGAGCTTGTCGAAAACCTCTTGTCGAGTGCCTTTGTATCCCTCTTGATTCAATATTGCATAGGCGCTCTTACCTCTCTTTTTCATGCCTAACATCTCAAGCCTTAGAGCTTGGCGTAAGGTCAATAGGCGCATTTGTTCAATGTGTTCTGGGTTAGTGATTACTGACATAATTTAAGCCTTTCAAAGTAGTGCAACAGCGCACAGAAAAGCCCTTGCGAGCTTCCCTCTAAGCTGTTTAAACGCTTTGCATCTCTCCGTGATCTGGGCAATGTGGTGCGCCCATGTCATTGAGCCACTTACCCGCAACCCTGACTGTGTAACCACAATCACGGCAAACACATTTCAGCATTCGGGTTGATTGTTTCTTTTGAGCGTTTGAAGGGATCAAGTCAGCATGGGGATAAATGCCAAGCCTCTCAAGAACTGGAGAAGCCCATGCCTTGAATTTCTCACCCGCAACTGTGGCGGTCATTTTTCCCTCTAAGCCAATGGCTAAGGCTGTGCGTTTAAACAGCTTGCCGTGTCCATCGTTAGGGTGACAAGCATGGACAAGCTCATGCGCCAGAATGTCCAAAACCCTCATGCTGTCGCTAATTGTGGGAGAGATAAAAATCTCAGCGTGTTTGTCAGCAGATGCACGGGCAGACCAACATTCGCCAATTCTGCGATTCTTATTAGAAAGAGCAGATTTTGAAGGAAAGCCACAGCTTGAGCGAACCTCTAAAGGTAAGTCAACGCCATGTTGTTTAAACAGACTGCGAAGCTCTGTTGTTGCCTCTGAAAGCCATTGTTCTCTAGTGTTGGTCATAATATTCACGCCTATTTAATAATCACTGAAAAGGTCAGTTCCTAAGCAATATTTTAAATTAGCCAGAAAGCCAACCTATAGGGAAAACCCTATGTTTGCCAACTTTAAACCCTTAAGGGTAAACCCTAATATCTATACCCCATGCAGTACCAGTTATTCACAGGCTTTGGTCTTATATAAGAGTCAAAATGTGGACAAGTACAAACACTGGTGTGAATAACTTTTTTTCAGGGGTAAGTGAGGGCAATGGCTTGAGACGCTCTGAGGGGCTAAAAATGGCCTTCCTGAGCCTTTTATTAAAATAAGTAGAAACCCTTAAAACAATGGTTTACAATTATTTAAATTCAATAAATTGGTGAAAAAACAATGGGCAGACCCTCAAAACCTAATACCCGATATTTCCAAAGGACATTGACAGACCCAGAGAGGATCATCTTGCTTTCAGCGGGTAAGGGGAATATTTGCAGAGGGTTTGAGAACGTACTAGATTTATACAGTTACGCCCACAATCTAGGTTTTCGCCCAGATATGGACATGGGTATTTTAAATATTGTCGCAGATAAACAACAGCCCCAAACAGAGGATTCAATGGTAGGGTAAACACTAAGGGAAGGATAGATAAGGGTTAACACCTAGAAAGATAAGACTACCCGAAAAGGTGCATCACTCTTTCACACTCGATTGAATGCAAATAAGAATCATTCGCATTTAGACATAAGGGTAAACGAGTAGGTAGAAACCCTTAGGTAGAAACCCTAGGTGGTGGGATGTATGGGGGGGGAGGGGGTGGGTTGGGTTGTGAGATATTTGTGGTACACCCTACCCTCAGAAAAAGCTAAAATGAACTAATCCATTCCAAGGAGGACAAAATGGAAAAAAGAGGAAGAGGAAGACCCAAGGGAAGCGTTAAGATGACCATACAGAGGTTTGCTGACAATCCACCCCTTGTACTACCTAAAACAGACCATCAACGCCTGAAGGAGCTTAAAGAGCTAATGATTAGGTCTGGAGGTAAGGATGTGGCTCAGAAGGTTATTGAGATTGCCCTTAATGATGACCATCCCC